CATCGCGTCTGCGCGGCCGAGCGCCAGCCTGTAATCCAAGGTGGCAGGCGCGCGCTTCAGGCGGTCGCGTTCCGCGAGGGCGGCGCGCTTCGCGGACGCCTCGTCGGGATAGACCTTCCGCAGCTTCTTCGCCCCGTCCTTTTCCCCGACCGTGAAAGTCTGGCGTTTGGCGCCCTTGCGATCGTGCCAACTGGCGGACACGCCTTCCTGCCCGTCGCGCTTCTGGCGCTGCCAGTTATGACCGTCGCCGCTGCGGCGCGTGATTGTGAGCGTGGGCAGCGGCTTGCCGCTGGTGGTCGTTCCCGCGCCCTTGCGCGCGAAAATCAGATGCTTGTCCTTGATGGTCGCGACCGCGTCATTCTCGCGCCCCAAGCGGCGCAGAAAGGCAATATCGCTTTCCCGGTTCTGGACGATCGATGGCAGCGCGATCGACGCCAGATCGGGCGCGACCTTCAGCGCCAAGCCATTGCGGCCGGCCACGTCCTTCAGCACGGTGCCCAGCGTTGTGTTCTTCCAGCTCTGTTCGCGGCGGTTACGGATTTCGCTGGTGAAGTCGGCCGCCCGCGCCCGAATCCTGATCTGATCGGGCGGGCCGCTATGCGCCACGTCATCAACCTTGAAACTGCCCTTGTCGATCAGCCCCACGGTCACATCGCTGCCCTGTTTCCAACCCAGCTGCACGCGCAGCAGCGCGCCCTCCTTTGGGATCGCAAGGCGGCCGTCGGTATCGTCCAGCACAATGTCCAGCTGATCGGCTTCATCACCGCGCTTTTCCGACAGGGCCAGCGAAACGAGGCGGGGGCGCATCGCGCCGGTCAGATCCTTGCCGTCCAGCGTGACGCGGAAATCCCCGATGTTGCTGACCGTCTCGCTCATTGCGCCGCCTGTGGGCTGTCAGCGGCGGCGGGATCATCCACGCGCAGCAGATCAATGCCGAAGTCGATGCGACGGGGACGGCCATCGCTCATCAGCCATACATGGCGTTCATCGATCGCCTCGATCACGAAGGAGCCGAAAACGGTGCCGCTGCCATCTATCAGGGGCAGCGCTTCACCGGCGTCGGCCATTTGGCGCAGATCATCGATCGAGACTCGCCCGTCCGCAATTTCGGCATAGACCGAGCCGGACAGGGAAATGGTTTCCTCGCCGGGGCCGACAAACTGTGTGGCATCGCGCGCGCCCACGCGGGGCGAGCGGGCATGTCGCCAGTCCGTTTTCCGTTGCAGTTCATCAAAGGGGAGCGTTCCGATTTCAAAAAGGAACATGCCCAGCGCCATCAGGTGCATAGTCGATCCTCAATCCTTCTAGTCTTCGCCATCGCCAAAACTTCGCCCGCGATTTTCACGCTCGATCTGTTCGAGCGCGCGCCGGACTTCGTCGGCAATGTCCTGCGCCTGCGCGTTGCCGCGTGCATCAATCCTGATTTCATAGGTTTTGTGGATCGTGGTGGGCGCGGAGGCTTGCCCCTGTGCCGCCTGCGCCGCGACGGGAGCGGCGGCAATCGCGGGCGCGACCGATCCTGCGGCAAGGGCGCGCATCATCTGGCCGGAAATGTCGATGATCCGCGACAGCATTTGCCCGGCGTCGCCGGCGGCTGCTGACGGTCCATCAATCGTCATGTCCGGTGCTGCGATGGGACTGAAGCTTTTTCCCAGCTGCTCAGACAGATCCCTGACGCGGGAGAGCGGTTCGCGCGCATTGTCGGCAAGCCCCTGATCGAGACCGCCCATGACAAAGCCGCCGATCGCGGCGAAGACGCGGGATGGCGAATGAATGCCGAGGATTTTCTTCACCCAATCGGGCATCATGCCGGCAATGTCGCCAATGGTGTCCTTCACCATTTGCCAGCCCGCCTTCAGGCCCGCGATTAGGCCATCCATAATAGCGCCGCCGATCGTCGTGAAAATGGCCGCCAGCCCAGATAGGATAGCAACGAGCGCGTCGGCGCCAGCTGAAAACATGCCCTTCACCGCCTCCCATGCACCGGCGAAATCGCCGGTCAGGAGGGCCGCGACCAAGCCGATCGCATTGCCGATAAAATCGAATGCCGCTCCCGCCACTCCTATCAGCGTATTGAGCACCGCGACAACGGTCCCGCCGATTGCCGCGCCGAATATCGTCGCGAGTTCCTGCACCAGCGCCATGACGACGCGGATGCGATCGCCCAGGGGGCCGTTCCACAGGACGGTGAGAAGATCCATGAATTTGCCCGCAGCTTCCATGATCTTCCCGAACAGGGCTGATCCAGCTTCGCCCAACGATTTGAAGAGCGGGCTGATGCTGCCCCAATTGGAATAGATCAGGTAGGCGGCGCCCGCGATAGCCGCGACGGCCGCGACAATCGCCAGCAACGGGCCTAGCGCAATACCGAGCGGCGCGGCGGCGGCGGTGAGGCCGGCAAAGCCCAGCGCAAGGGCGCCTAACAGGATAAGCAGCAGCGTCTTTTTCTCGCCGTTGATGGTGAGTTCGACTTCTTCCGTTTTCAGGGACAGGACCGAGCCATAGGCGTTGAACGGACGGTCGGGGCTGTAACCGGCGATATGCTCGCAATTGATGCGCGCCGTGTAAGTCGCCGGGTCATAGCTGGCGGCCATCTGCTCCAGCCATTCGCGCTGGATCACGCGGCCGTCGACGGTGGCGCCCTCAACGGCGATGCGGAAAAATTTGGTCTTGGCCATGGCGGGTCCGGTCCTGTTCCTGCGGTTCGGTTGCGATGAAGGCAGAAAGGACGGGTGGCCGGCCGCTTCTCAAGGGCCTGCATTTGGAGAGTGAACCCACCAGATAGACGCCGATGATTAGGTGCGAGAGCGCGCGGCATGGTCCGGCGCAATGTCCACGCCTGTCCCTCCAAAGCCCGGTGCGCCGTCTGCCATGTGGCAGTTCGATCCGCAGCGCCATGCACGCAGCCTGTATTGGCGTGGCTGGGGCATTACGCAGATCGCGGAGGAATTCGCGCTGCATGGGATCGTCAACGACAAGGGCGTGCCTTTCCCGCGCCCCACCATCGAAACTTGGAAGCAGCGCCACCGCTGGGATGACGCGCCCTCGATCCGCAAGATCGAGGATGGACTAGAAATCCGCCTGCTGACGCTGATCGCCAAGGACAAGAAAACCCCTCGCGATCTGGTCGAAATGGACGCGCTGTCCCGGCAGATCGAGAGCCTTGCCCGCGTCCGCCGTTACGACGCCCCCGGCGGCCATGCCGGCGATCTGAACGAGAAGGTCAACAACCGCAACGCGGGGCCGCGCAAAAAGCCGAAGAAAAACCATTTCACCGCCGAGCAGGCGGCCGAACTGAAGCGCATCTTCCTCGACGGCCTTTACGATTATCAGCATCGTTGGTGGCAGGCCAAGGATCAGCGGACGCGCATGATCCTCAAGTCCCGCCAGATCGGCGCGACCTATTATTTCGCGTTCGAAGCGCTGATCGATGCGATCGAAACGGGCCGGAACCAGATATTCCTTTCCGCATCGAAGGCACAGGCGCATCAGTTCCGGTCCTATATCGTCAGCTTCGCCAAGCTGGTCGGCGTTGCCCTGACCGGCGACCCGATGCTGATTACGTCCGACCTTCGCCCAGCGGAGGAAGCGGCAGCCGAACTGCATTTCCTTGGCACCAATTTCCGCACCGCGCAGGGCCGCCACGGTAATTTCTACTTTGACGAATTCTTCTGGGTCCATTCGTTCGAAGAGTTGAACAAGGTCGCCTCCGGCATGGCGACGCACAAGAAATGGCGGAAAACCTACTTTTCCACGCCGTCCAGCATCGCGCATCCCGCGTATCCCTACTGGACGGGCGAGCGGCGGAACCGGCGGCGGAAGAAGGCCGACAGGATCGAAATCGACGTCAGCCATGCCGCGCTGGCGATCGGCATGGTCGGGCCGGACCGCATCTGGCGCAACATCGTCAATATCCGCGATGCTGAAACGGGCGGCTGCGACCTGTTCGACATCGAGGAGCTGGAAGACGAATATGCGCCCGACGAATTCGCCAATCTGTTCATGTGCGAATTTGTCGACGACAGCCTGTCGGCCTTCAAGTTCAACGACCTGATCGCCTGCGGCTGCGACAGCCTTGTCGAATGGACGGATTTCAACATCGAGGCGCTGCGGCCTTACGGGATGCGTTCCATCTGGGCCGGATATGATCCGCAGGAAAGCGAGGACGGCGACAATGCGGCGCTGGTCATCGCGGCGCCGCCGCTGGTCGAGGGTGGTCAATTCCGCATCCTTGAGCGTCACCAGCTGCGCGGCCTCGATTTCGAGGAACAGGCCGAATTCATCAAGCGCGTCCTGTCCCGCTATAATTGCGCCTATCTGGGCATTGACGCGCAAGGCGTCGGCGCCGGCGTTTATCAGCTGCTCGCCAAGCCGGGAGCCATTGCCGGCTGCTCAGTCGTGAAGATCGAATATTCGCTCGACGTCAAAGCCCAGATGATAATGAAGGCGCAGAATGTCGTTCGCCGTGGCCGCATCGCTTTCGATGCCGGGATGCTCTCAGCCTTCTTGTCGGTCGTCCAGCGGCCTGTCGACAGATTCTTCCTGATAGCAACTAAGAGCAAGTTGATCGTGTCGACGCAGAACTCCACATATTCCGCGAGCGCTACGTCATTACGCCCTTGGGCGACGTCCTCGCGTGCGTCATGGGTCCCCCGCCGGTCAGGCAACCGGCAAGCGGTGAGCAGGCCGTGGTCAACAACTTCGCGCAAACCCTGCCAGTGCTGCGCGATGAGGTGGCGATCCTGCGCGCCTACCTTGGCAGGGAGATCGACGCGATCCTCTTCGACGAAGAGTGACCGCCCATGACCCGCGCGGCGATTTACGTGCGGGTGTCAACCGCCCGGCAGGCCGAACGTGATCTGTCGATCCCCGATCAGATCACTCAATGCCGCAGTTGGTGCCAACGGCAGGACATCGAGGTGGTCCGGGTCTTCTCCGAACCGGGTGCATCCGCGCTCGACGAGGATCGCCCGGTGTTTCAGGAATTGATCCACACAGCGAAGCGCACAGATCATCCCTTCGATCTCGTGGTCGTCCATTCGCTGAGCCGGTTCAGCAGGGATTCGCTGCATTCCGAACTTTACATCCGTGAACTCAGGAAGGCCGGGGTTGAACTCGTCTCGATCACCCAGGAGGTGGCGCAGGACCCCAGCGGCGAGATGTTCCGCAAGATGCTCCACATCTTCGATGAACATCAGTCCCGCGAGACCGCGAAACACGTCCACCGCGCCATGCTGGAAAACGCCCGTCAGGGCTTCTGGAATGGGTCGCGCCCGCCATTCGGCTATCGCGTCGAGGTCGCGGAACGGCGTGGAGCCAAGGAAAAGAAGGTGCTGGTCATCGACGACGCCGAGGAACGGGTCATCCGGATGATCTTCGATCTGGCAACCGGCGTCGAGGGGCGTCCCATGGGCGTGAAGGCGATTGCCACCCGGTTCAATGAACGGGGCATACTGCGGCGAGGGCGCAGGTTCACGACAGGCGGCGTCCACGACATCCTAACCGCTACCACCTATCATGGCCAGCATCACTTCAACCGCACCGATAGTCGCAATGGCCGGTCTCGTCCGCCGTCTGAATGGGTTCCGCTCACCGTGCCCGCCATTATCGACGAGAAGACCTTCAACGCTGCTCAGGCGCGACTACAGAGCCGCGCGCCCAAACGGGTGGCGCCGCGTACTGTCAACTCGCCCACGCTGCTCGCGGGCGTCGCCCGCTGTGGCCATTGCAATGCAGCCCTCATCCAGAACACCGGCAAGGGCGGGCAATATCGTTATTACTGCTGCTCGCGGCGCCTCAAGGAAGGCCCATTCGGCTGCAAAGGGCTCCGCATGCCGATGGACAAGCTCGACGGCATCGTCATCGGAGAGGTAACGAAGCAGCTACTGCAGCCCGAACATTTGAAGGCCCTGCTGGGCGACTATCTGAGAACAGCGATCGAGCGGGAGGATCGCAATCGCGATCGACTGCGCCAGATGCGCCAGGATCACAAGGAAGCGGAGGCGGGCATCGCCCGGCTGCTGGAACTGGTCGAGAAAGGGTTGATGGATACGGAGGATGCTTCGCTGCGCGAGTGTATGGTCACTTTGCGGTTCCGCCGGGATGAACTCTCCGACCAAATCTCCGATCTCAGCCGCCGCCTTGCCATGGCTGAACCCGTGATCACGCCTACCAAGATCGAAAAGCTGGCCCTGCTTCTGCGCGATAAGCTGCATCACGGCGCGCCCGATCTTCGTCAGGCATATGCCCGGCTTTTGCTCAATGAGGTGCGCGTCGATGACAGGGAAATCCGCATCAGCGGCTCCAAAGCCGTGCTGGCCAGGAGTGCTGCAGGGGGCGTGGCCAAAACCACGCCCGCAGTTCTCTCTTTTGTTCGAGAATGGTGCCGCTTACAGGACTCGAACCTGTGACCCTCGCATTACGAAAACATCGGCTAGTTAGCTTTCCCGCCATGTTCTCCGCGACGCGGCCTTACTGAGACGGCCCTGAAGCCCGCAGTTTTCCGTTCGCAACATCGACTTGCACCGGAAACGCACCGGACGCCTGTTTCAGCACCATCAGTTCCGTCCGCGATGCAGTCGAGCCTCTGCGCCGCGCCAATCGACTCCTGATCGGGGGGGCCGACATGACGTCGCTGTTTTCTCATTTCTCGCCTGTCCAAGCCATCTACGTGAACATCGCTACCGATGGAGGGGCCGCATGACGGTCCGTTCATTAGGTGAGATCGCCGGCAGCTTCGCTGATCGGAAAGACCCGGACCGCGTGAGGACGCCACGCCGCAACAGCTATGACATTGACGATCAGCGGGCCGATGTCTTCCGACCAGTGCGCGATGGCTGGGACTGGATCGGATCAGTCATGCAGGCATTTGACGAACTGCTCCATCATCAGCGCACCAGCAAATATAAGGAACCGGATCGGCTGCAAGACGGCGATCGGCGGATTCTCTGGAGTTTCCTCAAGCTCATCGACTTCAAGACCGGGCAACTCGATCCCAGCTATCAGGAGATTGCCGACCGCGCCGGATGTCACCGTGCGACGGCCGTTGAAGCCTGCAAACGATTCGCGAAATGGCTTGGCCTGAAATGGGTCCGCCGCACGGTAAAAGCGGAAACTGCCGGTCAGGCCGGTCCGCAACGCGAGCAGATCAGCAACGCCTTTTACTTCGATCTTCCATCCGCGCCACGCCGCGTCTGGGAAGCCTTCAAGGCGGCAATCAAGCGCCGCGCCATTAAAAAGCATGGAAAAGCGCCGCAGGGCCTCAATAAAGCCCAGAAGGCTCCTGACCACCCTCCCCTTGTCGCGGGACTTAGCGCCCTCGAAAACGCCATTGATAAAAAGCGAGCGCTAGTCGGAAGTCCCGACACTATTCCGGTGTAGAAGTTAAAAGGGGGAAAGGACTGCCTTCGGCAGACGTCAATTTGAGGGACCCGCCACCACTGTCGCCTGAAAAGGCAATGAAGCACTCCCGACGCACCGCCGGGGGGGCGGTGTCGCTTGCGCGCCACCGATGGCTTCCCAGGGGGAACCATAGGTGAGGATCGCGTTTCATCGCCACCGACGCATCAACGGCGCCGTAGGTGCATCGAAATGCATCAACCGGAGGTGCTTGGCGATGGGCTTTCGGCCCAGACATTGAGCCGTCAGGCTCTCCTTCTCATCACTGCATCAAAACCGACATAAAAAGCGCGCGGGCGAGGCGGGGGGAAAAGCGCGCGGCGTGGGGTGGCAGCGGCGGCCCCGGCGGGCCGGCCCCGGATCGGCACCGGTCGGCCGACCGGCGGGTCGCGGTCCAGCCGATCTGGTCGCAGGCGGCGTGGCATGGCTTATTATAATGTTGCGCCGAATATGGGCGCGGTCTTTCATCCCCGGCGGCTACTGGCAGCCGGCTAGCCGTTCTGTAGTTACAAATAATTATTGACGGCTGAATTTTCTGTAACTACATAGAATTAATGGAAATCAGCTTCGACCCGGCCAAGAATGCCCGCAACATCAAAGAGCGCGGCCTTTCTTTCGGGGATTTTACCGGGTTTGATGCTGAACCTGTCGTCGTTGTCGATGACCGCTATGACTATGGCGAGGTTCGTTACCGCGCGTTCGGCCGCATCGACGGCTTGGGCCATTGCCTCGTCTACACAGAAAATGCGACCGGCATCCGCATCATCAGCTTCCGCCGGGCGCATGATAAGGAGATGCGCCGCTATGAGTAAGACAAAGCCCCCCAAGGGATATGACGACAATCCCGAATGGACGGAGAAGGATTTCGCCCGCGCCCGCAAGGCAGGAGAGGTTCATGCTCCTCGAATCGCCGCCGCGCTTGTGCGTAAGGCGGGCCGCCCCGCTGGATCGCTCGCTGTCCAGCGCAAGGAACAGGTCACGGTCAGGCTGGACAGCGCCATTCTGGATAAGCTCAAGTCCGGTGGGCCGGGATGGCAAACCCGGATGAACGACACTCTCCGGAAGGCGCTGGGCGTTTGATCGTCGCCCCGGCGGGGACCGTCATGGAAAGGGCGGGCTCATGACTATCGAACTCAGCCGCTTCGACGCGGCGCAACATCTGACCGAGCCGGAGGACCAGACCGAACTGCTGGCCGACGCCGTCGCGACCGGCGATGCCCAGATAATCGCCAAGGCCATCGGCATCGTCGCCCGCGCGCATGCTATGGTAGAACTGTCGAAGGGCGAGCGTCCGCGCGGAGATGGTTCTACCGGGAAACGGCCCGACGCTGGCCGGCGTCACCAGTCTAACTGACACTGTTGCATTATTACCATATCGAAACAATTTTGTCCCACCGGGTTGCGGGATCGATCTTCCGCCTGTTAGGGGCCACCCAGCGCACAAAATAGTGCGCCATTAAATAATATCTAAAGGGAATTTTTACATCGATGCGTAAAATTGTTTTGGCTGCTGTCGCTGCGGCCTCCGTTTTTTCGGCTCCTGCTTATGCCGAAGTTTTCGACGGTCCGTTTATTGGCGCGCAGATCAGCCGCGATGCTTATGAACTTAAGACCGAACGCACCGATATTGGTGGTGCTGATCTTTCGCTCGACGGCGTCAGCGCCAATGGCATCGGTGGCGGCATTTATGTTGGCTATGACTATGCCCTGTCGGATCGCGCCTTCTTTGGCGTGGAAGCGAATTTCAACCTGAGCAGCGCCAGCGCTTCGGCCAAGTTGGACGATGGCACGGACAGCATCAGCGGCAAGGTCCGTGCGCGGGAATCGTTCGGCGCCAGCGCTCGTCTCGGGTACATGGTTTCCGACAGCACCGCGCTCTATGCGCGTGGTGGCTGGCAGTCGACCAAGTTCAAGCTCCGCGCTTTTGATGGCGTCGACAGCTATGGGTCGAAGGATACGCAGGACGCACTGGTATATGGCGCTGGCCTCGAAACCCGCCTTGGCGCACAGACGTCGATCCGCGTCGAATATCTTATCGAGGATTTCGGCAGTGCCGGCCTGAACAAGGACCTGGGCGCCAACGGCATCCGCGTTGACAACAACAAGCTCTCGCTGGGAATCTCCTGGCGTTACTGAGTGGTGAACCCTCTCATATACTCAGCAGACTGGCCGCCCCTAATCCGGGCGGCCTTTTTGCATTCGGCGGCTTCCTGTCCGATCCATCCAATGCGAATCGATTACATATAGATACGCATAGAAGTGCGACCCGAAGGCTTATAGCTTTCGCACTGGCCCGGTGGTTTCGACTGCCGGGCTATTTTTGTGCGAGCGCTCGACGTCGCCATCTGTGAACTGCCCGGTGGCATGGAGGATGAAACCGGCATGACTGCCGTCTTTGAGTTTGCGATTGCACTAATGGGAACGACCCGACATATCAATTTGGGACTGACCGGAGGCCGCTAATGTGCGCCGCCAGATAGGAGGATTGATATGGCCGAGACCAGCAAGCGCTACGCTTTGCCTAGTAAGACTTACCGAGACGATCACGCTCGCGCTCAGGCTTGCAACACTTTGGCATTTGCAACCGAGCGCCGTGAAGATTGCAGCGATAGAAAAGAACGAAGTTCCTGAAATTCAGTCGAGCCATAGGAGGCGAAGCGTGGGGAACATAACCTTTTCCGACCACGAGATGGCAGGAAAAATCCGAGCCGCGATTATTGAGGAATGTCCTGAGGCCGAGAGAATTTCAATCGACACCATCTCTGCACTGCTTTCGAGATACCGGAAGGAGGAAGCTGAACTAATCGGGCGGTGGGCAATGAACAAGGCGCGCAATTTCGAAGGCGAAATCTCCGTGATGAATATCGGTAAAATGATTTTTGAGGGAACATATCGAAGCGGGTTTTAAGGATGCTCGCACAGCACATCCCACTTTGCGTTGTGCCCTTCAATCTCCTTCACGGCCGTATCGCTATCGGCTTTCTTCCCTGGATCATCCGTCACGCCAGCGGGAAGCTGGGCATAGCTGATCGGTGCAAAGACCGGGCATGACGTGTCAACAATTCTCGGGGTGCGGGAGCGGCGCAGGCAACTGGCGCGGCGAGCATCGGGATCGGCTTTTCCGCAGGTTGATCGACTTCGACTTTCTTCCTCTCATTGCCGCGCGATGGGACAAAGCCAGATGCGAGCATTACCCCGCTTCCGACCATAATCGGAAAGCGCGGAATAACGATCAGGCGGACGCTTTCGCCCGCTCGCGGAACTGGACGGCCTCGACACCTGCCCTTTCGTTCACTTCAAGGCAGACGGCCTGCAGCGGCTCGATTTCCAGTTCATGGAAACCGTCAAGCGCCTTGGCCGGATCGCCAAAACCGCCGGCATTGGCCGGAATGATCCCCAGCAGCTGCGGCGGCACGCGATGCGCGGCCAGCACATCGTCCCGCGTCGTGTTCTTGATTCCCAGAAATTCATCCTTCGCGCCGACCTCCGCGATCGGCACGATCCTGATCCCGCCTTCCTTGCCTTCGGGCTGGTGCACGAACAGATTGCGGAAGTTCCCCGGCCCCTTGGACTTCTTCATGGCGGCCCGGATCGCGTCGACGTCGCCATCGGTGAATTGCCCGGTGGCATGGAGGATGAAACCGGCATGACTGCCGTTCAGATAATAGCGGCGGCGGAACAGGGTCGCGCTTTCATTGAGCAGCGCCGACTGCAGCGCCGACAGATATTCGGGCAGGCCATAAATCTCCTGATTGACGTCAGGGGCCATCACCTGAATGACGCTGCCGCGCGGGAACTCTTTTTCGTTCTTGTATCCCGGCACCCACCAATAGCTGTCCGGTTCGACGCCGCGCCGCACATATTTCGCCAGCGCGTGGTCGAGCCGCAAAGGATCGCCCAGGCGGTTATGCTTCACTTCGAAATAGAAATTGCCGAACACCAGATAATCCTGCACCGCCGCCATGAATGCGCGGCGCGACAGCCAGGGCGTCGGGATGAGGCTGGCGGCCAGCATGTTGCGCTTCAATATGATGGCGCTCGAATGGTGCGGGCTGACGCGATAGGCCCGCGCGAGGCCGTCCAGCGATAGCGGCGGCTCATACCAGCGCTGATTGTGCCAGCATTCGACCATGTCGAGCAGGGTCGCGCGATCGAGCACGGGTTCCGGGTCGCCAAAGGTGAAAGCCTCGACATGTCCGCGGGCATTGTCGTTCGCGGCGACGATCGCGCCCTTGGCGGCCTCGCGGCTTTCGCGGCGGTGACTGGCCCGGTTTCCTTGGCGGCGTGCGCGCTTGCTCATAGAATCTCCATTGTCCCTTTGGGCTTTTCCTTGCCGTCCAGCGGCTCGTTCATGAGGATGTGCATCGTTGCCCACGCCAGATCGGCATGGCCGTCATTGCCGCCGCGCCCGGCCTTGAAGGTGACGTTACGGCCGCTGGTGGTCAGCGTTTTCTTGATCGAAACGAAGGCGGAAACGATGTCGAAGCGCGTCCTAGCGACGACTTATGTGAACAGCTTCCTGATCACGCTGAGGCTGCTGATCAAGCATGGCAAATCGATTGATG